TCACACATTCAGTTCAAACCTTACAGCTTCATTTCCTGCCAGAAGTTCACGCGTTTTATCCACATTGTTTGCGTAAATATGAACGTTTCCAAGGTTCAGCGTTATTGACTTCAATGGCAGTTCAATTTGTCGCGTAATCAAATATAAATGGTAAATGTCTGCTGGTAAACCTAAGTTTGCATCGCTGCTTCTCTGATAGGCTGACAAAACCAATTCACCGTCTTCAATCTGGAACTGAATAAGGCTTAAACAAGGAGCTTGGTTTGTTTCCGCACCTGTTGATCCTAAAAACAGCACATAGTTTTTGCTGCTACGTTTCTCCCTGTTGATTTGGGCAATTAAAGCCGGCAACTTTTCAAAGTATGTCGGATAACTGTTTATAAGAATTTGCCCGCAATAATCCCACCAGTTTATCCCTGCTTCTCTGTATTTCGTCAGGTCTCGTTCTCCCTGCATGAACAGGCTTAATTCACTGCGCAGCTTTTTGCGTGCTATGTTATGACCCTCAAAGATGTTCAAGAGGTCAGAAGGCGACAAACTTAGCTGCTCATTGAGCAAATAGATTATGTCACCCTTTTTATTGCTCTGTCTCTTTCCACAGCGCAATATTTTGTCTAAGATGTTATAATACTTGTTTTCCATTCGCAAGCGCGAAATTAGCCCGTTTTTGAGCCTTACACAAGGTTTTGCCCGGCATCACGCTGAAAGAGTTTTGCAGTCCTGCCCAAACCGCTTTACTACGTCGTAAACAGTCCTTTCACTCACTCCGTAACGTTCCGCAAGTATTGCCACAATGTAGCCAACTTTTTCACCTGTTTTCTGGGCTTCCAGATAGTCATCATATAGTGCAACATATTTGTGGTCATTGGCTTTTATTCCAGCCTTTGAAAGCCTTTCCAACGGCTCACACATAAATTTTAGCAGTTCATAAATTGTCATTCAGCGTATTATTTGTAACTTTGCATATCCTACCTCATAAATAAACGCATCAAAGCGCGGACGGGAAGGCTTTTGCCCCCGGCTGCCGTGCTTTGGTGCGTCGTGTTTGTATGAGGTAGGATTCTGCAAACAAGCCGGGGGCTTTTTTATTTCCCAAGCCAATGAATGAGGTTAGAACTTTGCCATCATCATATCATTAAATTTTGCTTGGTAATTCAGGGTGTTTGTGCGCACCTGTCTTATTGCTCCATAAAGTGGTGCTGCTTCTCCATATTCGCTAATCAGCCAGTCACACAGTTCCATTATCTGGGACTTGTCAGAAGTGAAATAAATGTATTTCGTACCATTTGTGAGCTTCAGCACGTCCAAATAATCTGTAAGCCTCCAGTAATTTTCATATTGGCCGACTTCTGTAGTCAGATACGGCGGGTCCAACACAAACAACGCCCGGCTGTTGTCCTTGTGCAGTTCAAACAGTTCCCGATAATCCATGTGGACAACTTCCAGACCGTCAAGATAGCCTGAGCAGTCATAACCGCCCGGCTTAACGCGGTTATACATTGTGTGCTTGCGCAATTCGTCAAGTGTCTTAACCCATTTGCCGCTGAACAGCACAGACCGTCCAATGGTCATTATGTCCACATAGCCGGTTGCCGCATATCTTTCCACAATGGCAAGCACATCGGCTCGCTGCTCATCGCTTAACCTCGCATTGGGTGGAACACCATTTAACCGCTCTTTAATCAGCATTAAAATTTCATTGGTCTTCGCTATATTTGCGAGCCGCTGCGTATAACCGTCATAGTCATTATAAACGACCCTGCACCCCGGCAGCACAGCTTTAGCCGTGTGGCTCAACAAGCCACTGCCGCCGAATAAATCGACCACTGTATCTACTTTTCCCTCCACCATTCCAAGCATTTCAGAGAATGCCCGGACAAAATAACGCTTCTGCCCCATAAAAGGGAGCGGAGCGCTTTTATAAATCCTACTCATTCAGCATAATTGCATCGTATTTTGTTTGTTACATGAAAATTTAGTCGTATCTTTGCAGTATCTGTTAGAACACCAGTAAAAGTCCGTTTGTAGCCCGATATGCACCGTTTAGAATTTTCGTAAAAAACCTGTTTGTTAGCTTCGGCGACGTTCGGGTCCCCGTCACCGTGGGGAGCTCCGAAAAATGCTTATCCGTGTTTCCTGTAAGTTTTGAGGGAATGGCAGGGTTTAGCCCCGTCCCTTTGCTTCCTGTTTAGTCCCGTGAAGCGAAACTGCTTCCGAAAAGTGCTAAATGGGCCGGTAGCAAAAAATTTTTATTACTACCTTGATGAGCGTACATTGTGTTTCGACCGCAGGGACTTAAAAGTGAGGTATTGCACCCCACTTTTTTTATTTTCCCTTTCTATGCTATTCCACGGAAAAAGAGCGTTTGAAACCCCACGATATAGGCTGTTTTTTACCGCCAGCATTAGTTTTATATGCGGTCACGTACTGGCGTATCCGGTATTTCATTCGCACAATCTCACCGCCGCTGTCCTTGCCTCCAGTTTTGCCAAGCCTCGCTATCTGCAAGCCTATTGGGGCATAACCAGAATGCTGCGCACCTTTTTTGTTCGCGGTTGGCTTCAACGCTATTTTATTGTGAAGCCCTTGAATGTGGTAGAAGCCGTCGCCGGAGACATAGAACAGCGATGAACACAACCCCGGCAGTTCTTTGCCTATCAGGTGGCTATTTGATGCCGTGTCTGCCACTCCTATACATTTAGGCACATACCATTTGCCAGGCGTTCCCTTGCTTAAACGTATTCCCTTAAAATGCACATACTGCGTTTTGGCGGCTCGCCTTTTGCGGATTCCCTTGTTTTTGCTGTACGCCTTTGCCCCACCGGTGGCACGCCAGGCACTGCGCTTCTTTTTTCGTAGCAGTACAAGGTCGCAGTCGTCACCAAGCACACCATGGCGCACATATACTGTGGTTCCAACGATTTTAACATCTAAGTGCATCGCTGTTTCTGTCTGGTGCTCCCACACGCCCCAGGTGGAGTAATTACCGGTACGGACATAACGCACATTGCTGCCCTGTATCAGTTCCTGCCTTACATTGCGGCTGCCCTGTTCCGTCACTATAAGGGTATAATCCGAAGCCCCGAAAAGAGCTACACTGTCAGAGCAGGACAAAACGCATGAAGTACGCAGCGAGTCAATCTGTTCTTTGGTCAGGCCTTTCAGCGGCTTGCTCGTGAGCTTCTGCGCCAACGTGTCTTTGAGGTATTCCAGAACAGTAGCCGGAAGGTTCTTTATCTGTTCAGCCAATATGGCATTGCTCGGGAACGCGCCAAGGGTCTTGCCCGACACGTTGGCAAAACTGTTGATGTCATAGCTTTCCGCTCCTTTGGAAGTCGTGAACTGCGCCCTCCTGTATGTGCGGGCTTCCAGATACTTCTCATCGTCCGCCTTGATGTCCTCGGTTTCTGTTACAACCGTCACATATTTTACTGATGCGGAAAATGCCGGTTTCTGCATCAGCTCCAGGACTTCGGCGCTGCTGTCTTTCTTTGTCACGACGACGCACCCGCCACTGTCTGTCTGGAGAATGTAGTTTTTGCCGCCTATCCCGGCAAGGCATTCCAGCAGTCTTATTTGTCCCTGGATAAAATCCAGCGTTTCTGTTGAAAGCGGATATTTGCCAACTCCGCCTGTGGCGGTGGTCGTATTTGTATAACTTGCAGTATTCATTATTTAGGAATTAAACGGTTAAACACATTTGGAGTCCAAACCGGCGCAGTATTCGTGTCCACCGGGTTGCCGGTCTTGACATAGTGCGCACGCTTGGTCACGAGTTTATATTTTTCCACCATTGCCTTTATTTCCTCCAGCCTTGGCCAATATCGGGCTGGAACAAATACCACAAAATCATTTTGAGCGGCGTTAAGCATTTGCTCGCTGTACAGCACCGGCACCCCCTTTCCCTCCTCAGAGACTGCCAATGTTATGTTTTCCCCGGCTTCTGTAACAGCATACAGCCATTCACCCTCCTGCCTTACATTGCCTATCTTGAAACCTGCGCCAAAAGAGCTGTTAAGCACCCCGCGCAGATAGCAAACCTGTCCAGTATGCGTCAACCGGAAATTATGCTCCCTGCGTGCGGCGGTAAAGTATTTATACACCTGTTCAACTCCACTGACCCCGGCTCGCAATATGCCAAAGATAACAGGGCGGCGCAATGACACTGGAAGCAGCAGGGCGACAAGCCGCTTAAAGTCTATTTCAAACATCATTCAACGGCTTTATATGGTTGGTAGTTCACCGATAGTTTAGTAATGCGGTAATAGCCGGAGAATGGCCTGTTAAATCCGCTGACGGTTTGCCATTCCTGCGAGTTCCTTGGCTTGACTTTCACTTCGTCGATGTCTGCCACTTCCACGCATGGCAATGCCTGAAGCGCTGCCATAAGGTCGCTTTTGCGGAAAACGCCGTTGAATGGAAGTCCGGTAATTACTTTCTGCACAGCTTCACGCACAGGCTCGGAGCCGTCGGCAAGTATGCCCGCACCGTTTATGTCCACGCTGAGAAGCGTTGGGTCGTAGTATATCACAAGGGAAATTTGCATGTCGTCCGCCGGCTCGTTGCGGACCTGCACGGAAACACCGGCATCCTTGATTTCATCGATGTATGCGCGAAGTCCCGCAAGCTGCGTTTCTGTAAGTTCGGCGGGATTCCCGTCTGCGTCCTGCCGGGCAACCTTGATATACACCACGGTATTGCTTTCTGTCGCTACGGCATACTTTACCACTTGGGCGGCTTCAATGTCCGTGGCGCTCATGGCGCTTGTGTCGTAATAGTCGCTGTCCGCCACAAGTTTGAAGCCTTGCATATACGCCTTTGTCTTGGTCACATACCAGCGCAGCGTGTGTGGTTCCAGCTTTTCGATAAGCTGTTCTACTTCTGTGCTGTGCATATCGAACAATGACTCAAGCGACCACACGGCAAAGGCAAAGACGTAGAAAAGGATATTTTCAAGGCTGGCCACACTGAAACAGTCCTTAAACGTCTTTTTGCCGTCAAGCCCGTAGGCAGACATGACCGCCGGCTGCTTAATCCATTCAGCGGTCATGCCGTTTTTTATCTCCTCTATTGTCCTTGCCATGGCAGCAGAAAGTTAGAGGGTACGTGCCAGAAGTTCGTCCACTTCGCCCTTGCATTGCTTGCGCAGTGTGGCGAACTGTGTAAGTTCCGCTGCGTGTTCCGGGGTGTCTGCCCCGTTGGCAAGCGTGGCAATCTGTGCGTCAAGGTCATAGTGGAGACCGATAAGCCCGGCAACGAACTTGTCGCGGCGGTTCTCATCAGTCACGCCCTCAGCTGCTATCATCGTGGAGCCGTCGGCTTGGTCGCCTGTGTAGGAATAGCCCGGCACGCTTTCGCCTGTTTCAGGGTTGGTTACTTCGCCCGGCTGCTCATTCAGATAAAGCAGCACATGGCTGTCGTCAAATTTTACAAAATTCTTTCTTTCCGTGTAGGTTGCTGTGTAAATCATTATTGTTTCGCTTTTTAATCGTCCGGATCGACGATTTTATAAAAGCACCGATTCCGTTCGATTGGTTGTTTAATTATTTTTGCCCTGAGCGGTTCCGTTATCTCCACACCGTCCAACTGGCGTATCAACGCCTGCGACCCCGTGAATGTGATATGCTGCACCCAGCCTTTTACGGCGTTGCCCTCGTCGTCTATCACCTGGCGGCTGGTGCCGTCTGCCATAACTTCCATTAGCGGCTCCTCAATCTCGTATTGAAGTGTGAGGCACGGTTCTGAATTATGCTTCGACGGGGCGACCGTGTAGCCTGTCAAATGGATTTCGCGGTTCAAAATTGTGTCAATGTGGTACTTTGTACCTGTCAGGTTGCCGGATTTTGCCGGCACAAGTTCACTGAATTTTTTCATACCAAGAATATTTAATAAATGTTTGCTGTTGCAATGCACCATAAAGCCGACGCGCGAAGCGGTCCGCAGCATGATGTCCGGTTCGGGCACTCCCTGCTTTCTCAACTTCGCCACCTCCCTGCATAGACCCTTTTTGTTGCGCTTGCGCGCAAGGCTGTGCGTGTGGTAGGTGACATAGCCCACAAAGTCGATTCCACGGCTTTCCACCGGGAATATCTGATAATTGCCTTTCATCGACAATTTGCGCTCCGTGTTCAGATAGTGGTTTATGAACACGCAGACACCGTGCAAAGTGGGTTTGTCGCCTGCAAGCACCACTATGTCGTCGGCATAACGGTAATAATACCGCACCCCGGCCACTTCTTTCATGAGGTGGTCAAGTTCCGACAAATAGAGGTTGGCGAAGTATTGGGAAATATAGTTGCCTATGGGAACACCCGGCGCACTGGCGATAATGCTGTCAAGCAGCCAAAGGACTGCCGGATCCTTGATTTTACGGCGTAAGACGCTTTTAAGAATGTCATGGTCGATGCTCGGATAAAACTTGCTTACATCGAGCTTGAAGCAGTATTTTGTGCCCTCGGGGTCTGCCGCCAAATCCTCACGCAGCTTTTTATGCAGCGAATGAATGCCGCGCCCTTTTATACAGGCATGCGTGTCTGCGGTGAACTGCGGTGTCCATATAGGCTCAAGCACCTGCATGATTGCCCACTGAACCACACGATCCCTGAAAGGCAGCTTATAAATCTCACGCCGCTTGGGCTCGTACTTTATAAAAATCTCGTAGGGCGAAGTTTTATAAGTCCGTTCCAGCAACTCGGTGCGCAGTTCTTGCAGGTTGTTGTCAAGCTCTGAAAAGAACTGTTTCACCTCATCGCGCCTGTGCTTGCCCTTTGCCGCATTGTGGGCGGCTAAAAGCAAGTTGCTGGGCGAACATATTTGCTCAAATAAATAGCCATGACGTTTCATCGGGTTTTCGGGTCTTTTGTCGGGTCTGTGGGTCTGCTTTGCACACTTCGGGAACTGTCAACACCGGCGGCTTACGCCTCAGTCTTACCGGTACCCTCCGTATTCAAGTTATCTTTTGCCAAGTGGCATGGTCCAGCCCCTTTATCGCAGTGTTGTTTCTTTATTCAGTGCAAGTATAGGGGCGACGAGTAGTTCGCATTCGCATTCGAAGCCGCATAGTTCGCATTCACGTAGAACGCGCCTGCATTCGCACCATTGTTAGCGTTACCGCCAGCCGCGCGGACACGAAGGCTCACTACTGCAAGGGCTGCAACCAGTTACCGGATGGTTTCCTTGTAACGTTATGCAAAATTAACAATTTTATACCACATAACGGCATACAAAAGCTATTTTTCCGCTAAAAATTCGCCCGCCTTACGGCGGGATTCGGATTGCTCCGCCCCGCCGCTTCGTCAAGACTTCTTGGTATTTCAAAATTTCAAAGAACTTTATTTTTTTCGGGATTGTCCCATTTCTCTGTTTGCTCCCCGTATTCGTTTATTCAATCACAGGATCTTCCACAAAGAAGCAGAGGGGCGACGAGTAGTACGCATACGCAT